AACGTCTTAGCCCAAGGGTAGTACGCTGTCTTCTGGTAGGCACCGTGCCCGATGACCTCGTTGATAAGTCCCTCGATCTCCGCGTGCACTGCTGTACCGAAGTCAGACGAGGGTATTGTTTCGCCCGTCTCGGGGTGAGTCCTAGTGCCGTAAGTAAGTCGCTCGACATCCTGCCAGACCAAGTGCGGGTTCTCCCGTGCTAGCCTAACGAGCTGCTCGGGTCGCCATCTACCGTCAATGAATGGGTCTTTCAGTACTGAGAGTACTGTAGTCACCGATGGGTAGACCTTGCTGCCAGCCTTGCGTGCCTGAGCAGGTGTCGATACGTCTTCCCTAAAGATAGGGTCGTCGCCATTGCATTCGTAGAAGTGCGCCATTATAATTCGTCTTGGTCGATGATTGCGTCCACTGCCTCGCGGATCGTGTCGTAAGGATCGCTGTCTTCGTAGATGGGGTAGTCAACTAAGGGGTCGCCGAATTCGTTCATCACGAACAGGTGCTTCTCCTGCCATTCGAAGCTGAGTTTCTTCTCCGCGATGTAAGCAATCACGTCGCGGTCTTTCCGCGGTGGCAGCTTGTCGCCGTAAGGCAGTGCGTATTTGTCACCATCCAAAAGGTCTGCAACGTAGCAGTCCTCGAGTCGTCCTCGGCTATTGAGCTTCGAGACGATGTAGTCCAGAGGTAGGCTGTCAGCCCGCCCGTCTGGATATATGTGTAGTTTTATATCCATATATATTTCATTGATGATCATTGAGTTAAAGTCAAGCCTATAAGATTGAGCTTGACACGATAGTTTGAGGTGGGTCTCATATATGAGCCGTCTCATATGAGTCCCTTGTATGTGTCTTGCTACCCCCCTTTATTTAAAAGGGGGGATTGACTGAGACCTAACTGAATTGCTCAGTCCAGACGGCGTTTATGTCAGGCATAAAGTACCTCTCAGTCCCTCTGCCGTCGGCGTGAATGCGTACCTTCTTCCCGAGGTCGCCTCCGTTGACTTGGTCAGCCAGTTTCTGGCGTCGCTCGACGAATGCAGCCCAGCTCGTCTCGCTAGGGTATACAGTACCGAGGTCAGTTGCGTTTAGTATATGCATAGTACTCCTTTGATCATTGCTTGAATGTCCGCGCCAGTCAGCTCGCAGTCAGCGTTGCCACCTGCACCGTCGTCGCCGAGAATAAGGACGCGACCAGCGAGAGGCTGCGGGTAAATGTCGTCCGTGAAACGAACGGCAAGCTCTGTGCCGTTGATAAGTCCCTCGTCGTCGACGTAGGCAACGTGCTTCCCATCTGGGAAGCGTACGCAGGTAAACACGTCGCATCCGATATGGCGTTGGATGCAGTGGAAGTCTTCAACCTCCACGGGTTTGATTTCTGGGACGAATGGGTCAACTAATATAGCTTTATTTTTCATAGTTTGTGCGGTTTAAAGGGATGCGAATTCTGTGAGATCGAGCGTCTCAACATCCATACGCTTGCCAAGGACGGGTCGGTAGATGGTGACAAGCCCTTCGCTGTCATTCATTTGGTAAACGTAAGTCTCAAGAGACTTATAACCGTCACTGAGTTTGACAAACTTTTTAATCCAAAATTGGGAGACACCGTTTTCGCGTACGATTTTAGAGGAGTCGGAGGATTCAGCAGTTTCGAGTGCGTGAAGCTTTTTGAATAATTCTGTGATTGTCGTCATTAGTTGTATTGCTTGCTATTTATATTACTGACAGGCTCGTCAGTGCAGGCAGGTTACCTGCAGACGCCTCGCGGCGTTTCGCCTTAGTCAATTACCTTAGTCAATTACCTTAGAGATCTCCTCGTCCTGTAGCAGGATGATACGCACCTGACGCTCGAGGCTATCCCAGTACTTGGCGTACAGAGGGTAGTCATCGACATTTATGTCAGCTCCGTGCTCATCCATCCACTCTCTCTGCGCCTGTATGCATAGAGTAACTGTCATATCCTCTGCTGTGACTCGCCCGAATGTCACCAGATCCTGCGCTGTCTTGCCTTCGTATATGGTCTTACTTTTTACCAGATCCCGTGCTGACGGTATCTTTTTAATCAGTTGCACCTTATCAAATGACGTGCCTCGGTTGTATTCGATTGCTTGGTTCATAGTGTGTGTGGGTTGCGCCCCTTACGGGGCTGTTGTTATTGGTGTTTGATAGTTTTGGAGGGCAGTAGCGTATACCGCAGCCTCCGTCTCGCATAGCCAGTCGATGGCTTTGCTGCGGTCACCCCCGAGCAGATCGCAGAGGACTGCCTCAGCGGATGACCCCTCCTCCTCCTCTGAGTCGAGGATTTTGGTGAGGTCATTGCAGGTCGAGATCGACCGTGAGGTTGAGTAATTCGGGAGCCATTGCTCGACGAATTTTTGAGACTCAGCAAGTAGCTCGTCGGCTAGCTCGGCTCGCCCCAGATCCATCAGTTCGCTTGTTGCGTTGCGGCTGGCGGCGTACAGTAGTTTGTATGCTTGAGGATTCATAGTGTGTGTGGTGTGTGGTTATTTGGTAAGATCGTAAAAGTTTTTTCGGATATACAGACCATAGTCTGTTATTTCTCCGACTTTCTCGAATTCCCTGTCTAGATACCTAAGCAGTTTTTCCTCCGTTTCAAATTCCTCAAGGACTACGTCTATGTTGCCATCGTTTTGGAAAAGTATGCAGCTAAGTATGTTGTTAATGTAAGCGAGTTTATAGATTGTAGGTGTCATTTGTGTGTGTGTTTTTTGGTTATACTGTATAGAAGGAGGCGTTATATTTAAGAGATTGGGCGCACGGTTCCCCGTACGCTTCCCAGAAAGATTCAATTAGATCTTTGTTCACGCTTTCAAAAAACCCGACTTGGTAGTCTGCCAGATGACAGCACTCACCGCTTCCATCAATGTTGCAAAGAGTGGTTTCAATGTAATAACAGCCCGTATCCTTGAAGCCTTCCTCGATGGCTAGCGGTGAGCCGGGAAACGCAAATGCGATTGCTTTTTTTGTATATTTTTTCATCGTGTGTATGTGTTTTTTTGGTTATTTGGCTGTCTCATCAGTACTGGTAGCCATCCCAGTAGACGGGCTGCGCCCGTTTCGACTATTGTTGCTCGTTTATGTTATTGGTGGTCTGCATTTTACGGGCTGCCAACCGTCTCAGAATGAGGCTGCATTACCAATCGTGTCCCCCGTGCTACGTCATCAAGCGTGCCTCTCAGCATCGCGCCTCCCCTCTCCCAGAGAAGCCACTCGGAGTATCACCCCGAGGCAGGTAGCGGTAAGACTGTCAAAGATCTATGCCACTGACAATGTACACCTAGATGCAACTGTCAACAACTTTGCACAACTATTTTTATACTCATTCTAGGGAATTACATAAGTCGTTGATAGCCCTTTTGTAAGTCGTTGATAGAATTACGTAAGTCGTTGATAAAACATTTTTTTTAGAAAAATGAAATCGATTCTAAGCCCTCTGAGAGCCTCTTCACGGCGTCCGATTTCCATCTGGTACTTAGACCCTCGAGTGCAAAGAAAAGCCCATATGGGCAAAATTGGCATCTGGGCATTTTCCCAGTTGAGACCCATTCTCAGTACAGTCCTGCCCCTGTTTTCGCCCCCTTAGACTGACCTGCCTCTAGGCTTCATATGACCTGTAGCTGGTGTAGACCTTGCTCTGGATGCATCGCCTCTATGCGAAATAAAATCTCTCCTCATTATACAGCCCCTTTAGTTTCTAGGCTAGCTACGTCTGGTCTGTCCAGTAGCGGGCGCGTACTTTCTAGGATGCCTACGTCTGGGCAGTGCGGTAGTGCTCCAGTACTTTCTAGGATGCCTACGGCTGGCGGTCTCGGGTCTGGCGTGTCGGACGGGGGGAGGGGATCGCAGTCAGTTGCGCTCGTCGCGTATGTATATCATAAATCCAGCCCTAAAAAAATGACCCCCTCAAGGGCTTTGTCCCGGCAGGACGACCTATATGTGTCTCATATATGAGACTGCCCATATAAGACCTTAGGCAGGTACGAGCATATTTTTTTTTAAGAAAAAAAATTGTAAGAGGCAGTCAACTGACCAAGACTGGAAGACTTAACTGAGAACCCTCATATATGAGACACAGCAAGGAAAAGTGTGTCAAGCACAAAATAAAGTATTGACAGATATTTTTTATTGAGACTTAATCTCAGTATGCCAGAGGAAGAAGACATCAAGAGCGAGCTGCTGACCGAGATCGAGGAGTCGATCCGGGAGGTAGCCTCCGGGAAGGAGAAGCTGCAGCTACGTAGTATTTCTAGGCATAATCCCGAGAAGGTTGCTCAGGTACTTTACCTGTCCTCTATAGGTAATAGCCAGACTAGAATCGTAAAGAAGTACGGCTTCGACCGCGGGACGGTCATTAACATTCTCGCGGACTACGCCGACTATATGGGGAAGTTCAAGGAGCTGTCCGGTAGGATCGCGGCTAGGAACTACCTGTCCATAAGTTCACTAGAGGAGGACCTGATCGAGAAAGTCCGCGACCGTATGGAGAACGACCCGGAGATGGAGGTATCTTTCCGAGATCTTAAAGAGATCTCTATAGCTAAGGCTAACTCAGTCCGCGAGGCTCTTACAGCCCGGGGCGAGGCTAGCCAGATTACAGAGGACCGAAAGGTCTACACTCAGGAGGACTACGACGCCACCATAGAGGCTGCTAAGCAGCGTATACGGGAGGCTAAACAAATAAACGCGGAGGTTATCGATGCAGAAGATTAAACGGACTTTATTAGTTCTATTGTTTCTAGTGACGGTTCTTACAGTTGGTTACTTATGCGTTCAGGTAAAGCAACTGAAGGGGGAGGTACAAAATCAGGGAGAGGTACTTAACATTTACTACGATGTGCTAAAGCGTCACAGCTTTATTATGGAGGACATAATCCAGAGCATTAACTCAAGATTCACGGAGAATAACTATGGGCAAGGGATGCGCACCACGCAAGGGTCATAACCGCGAGAAGCAGGCTAAGAACTACGACGAGATCAACTGGGGAAAGAAACCCACTGACCGCAAGGTCAAGGTCCGCGTAAACGGTAAGGAAGTATAATGCCTATTGAGTTCACGCAGCATCCAATCCTCAAGCCGCCAACGGACGAGGAAATAGTAGCCTTAGGGGAACTAGACCCTAAGCTGCTTGCTAAGCTGCACGAGGCTCACGAGGGTAGGATCAAGGCTGCCGAGGAAGATCCTCTTCGCTACGGCTTCGATCTCGACGGATGGTCACGGATTAGGACGGCTCTAACGGACTACGACGAGGTCATTACCTTTGGTGGTAACCGATCCGGCAAGACCACAGGATGCGCCAAGCTGGTAATGGAAGCAGTAAGCAAGTCCAGCGACGGTCACATTGTATGCTTCAGCCAGAACGCTGACACCTCAGTAAAGGTTCAGCAGGCTGCTGTCTGGGAGATGATGCCTAAGGAGTTCAAGAGAAAGACCAAGAGCATTGAGGGGTATATTAACTTCTCTATGCAGAATGGCTTTACTGGGTCCTCCTTCATCTTCCCGGACACAAGGACCCGGGTGGACTTCAAGACCTATACGCAGTTCAGTAATAACCAGACCATCCTAGAGGGTTTTGAGTTCGGCTTCAAAAACCCTAGTGGATTAAATATCGGTGCTTGGCTTGACGAATACCTAGGTGACGCGGCTCTGGTAAATACCCTTCGCTTCCGACTAGCTACACGTAACTCCAAGATGCTGCTGGGCTTCACCCCGATTGACGGGTACACGCCCTTCGTTTCTGAGTACCTGAAGGGAGCGGAGACATTGGAGACCAGATACGCGGAGCTGCTGAACAAGAAGGTCCCGGTAAAGCAGTACAGCCCTGAGCGAGACGCTGGAGTTGTTTACCTGCACTCAGACGAGAATCCTTTTGGTGGCTACGAGCGTATAGCCAAGGACCTGAGGAAGGCTGACGAAGACACCATAATGGTCCGCGCCTACGGATTGCCTACGAAGTCAATGACTTCATTGATCCCGAACTTCAGCCCGGAGATCAACGTACTGTCAGATGAACCTAACAAATACGGATTGACCTTCCCGAATTGCGAGGATCTGACTTGGTATCAGGTAGTTGACCCAGCCTTTGCTAGGAACTACGTAAGCATCTGGGCTGGGGTATCAGAGGAAGAAGAGATCTTTATACGCAGGGAGTTCCCCGACCGGGAAACCTACGGGGAGTGGGCTTTATTTGGTGACCCTAAGTGGAAGTACGGTCCAGCCTCAAAGAAGCTAGGGTACGACGTAGAACGCTACTGCCAGCTATTTGAAGAGATAGAGGACGAGCTGGGAATAGAGGTAATGGAACGCATAGGTGACTCCCGTTTCTTTGCTAAGGAGAACGAGAACAATGTAGACCTATTTACCAGTTTCTATGACTACGGGTTCAATTACCTACCTACTGACGGATCTCAGGAAAAGATAGGCTGCACAGCACTGGACGAATGGTTTTACTATAACCCTGACTACGAGA